CTATTTTATCTAACCAGCGATCATCAACTAAATAGCATGAGCCATGCAAGAGTTAATAATTGTGTTTGCTTTAGTAGTACAACTGCCTCCAGAAACAGACGAGAGGGTAGCGAGCTATTGGTTGTATCAAGATCATTGCTTAAATGATGCTCGTTTGTTGGCGAGAAGAGAAGAAAACTATCACCCTATAGTAGCCTTTTGTCGTCCAGAGTGGGTTAATCCTGCTGAACAAAAAGTCAAAGGATATGATCTAGAGAATAAGGTCAACAAATGAAAACAGTAGAAGAAGCGTTAATTAAACTAGAGGCACATGAAAAAGAGTGTTTAGTTCGCTATGAAAACATTAATCGTGTTTTAGATCAACACGCCGGAAGATTCAATAGAATAGAGGCTCTTACATGGGGTATCTATCCATTTATTATAGCGACACTAGCATTAGCTAAGTTTTATTAAAAGAGGTAATAAAGAATGACACACGTAATTGGGCATAATGATCCTCGCGATATTTTTATCGAAGATAATCCGCTTTCTGACTTGTCTTTTGGGGAAGATTCTCAAGGAGGGTTTAATTACTCTGGTTTGCTAAGTGGCTTGTTAAACACAGGTTTGCAAAGTTACTTAGGTAATCAAAACTTAGCAGCTACTCAAAACTTTGGCTCACAAGTTATGGGTATGGCAGGTCAAATAGCAAACCAAGCGGCAACAAGAGGAGAATTTAAACCTTTTACTGTTACGTCTGATCTTGCTACTTCTGCAACTACGCCAGAGGGTGGTTTTGGAATTACATTAAGTCCAGAACAACAAGCGTTACAAAACTCTTTAATGTCTCAAGCGTCTGGAGCCTTTGGAGAGATAGGAGGAGACAGAGCGTCAAAAGAACAACAAATATATGACCGCTTACAAGCCCTAAGTAACCCTGTAGCGCAAAGGGCGCAATTGGGTCTAGACGCTACTTTGTTTGGTCAAGGACGTACAGGATTACGTACAGACGCTTACGGAGGCACCCCAGAGCAACTAGCGTTGTCTAAAGCCATACAAGAACAACAATCGGCAGACGCAGTAAAAGCAATGGGCATGGTTAGCGATCAAAGGAGAGCAGACTTTAATTTAGGTCAAGGTCTAATGACTGCCGGTTATGTACCACAACAACAAACGCTTAATATGCTTGAGCTTGGTCGTGGTGTTGCACAAATACCTGCAAACTTACAAGCAAATGTATTAACTTCTGCTGCTAATGTACAATCTAAAGGTCTTGAAGGATACACAGAAGCACAAAGACAACAAACTGCTCAAGCAATGGCAAGAAATAAACTCCTATCAGGATTGTTAACAGAACAAGGCGGTTTTGGAAATGATAGCAGTAATAGCGCAATAGACTATATTGGTAGTTTTCTTTCTGAGATATTTAGACCTAAAGGAGATAATTAAAAAATGGCACAAGTAGATATTGCAGGATTACTAACAGGTATACCCTCGTTACAAGATCCTATGACTCAAGGTCGTATTAATGCAGCTAACTTACCGGCTAACGCAAGCGTAATAGAAAGAGAATTGGCTAGACAACGACCATCTAACGAAGCTAATATGCGACGAGCCGTAAGCGGTCTTTTGTCTTCTGTTACTGGGACACCTATTGACCTAAGAACTCAAGGGGCTAAAGCTAGAGAGGCTATTGGTCAATTAGACGCTAATTCTCCTGAGTATCAAGCACAGTTGTTAACTCAACTTGCTAAGGTAGACCCTATGAGGGCAGCGGGAGTAAGACAACAACTTAACGCTCAAAAGGCAAAACAAGACAAAGAAACACAACAAAAAACAGCACTTAAAGGCTTTGCTAATGCACAAGGACAACCAAATTTAGCTCCTTTAATAGACAGTGGAGTTATTACACCAGCTAACATTAGAGATTATTTACAAGGAACAGGGAATGTAAAAGATAATTTTATGGTTGTTGACAGTCAGTTAATTGATTTAAGAACAAAACAAGTAGTTGTTAATAAAAAAACTGAAAATGAATTAGAATATAAAGCTCTTGTAGACGCAAATAACTCTATTGGTAGCACTACCGTGTCTTATGCTGATTTTATATCTCAAGATAAACTTTCTCCCCAAAGAAGACTTTTTAATGAATTAAATGCTGAAAACCCTCTAGCTTATCCCTCTTTTGCACAATACATGAAAGATGAAAATAGGGAATTAATAACAGTAACTAATATGACCCCAGAGGGAGCAGAAACTACTTCAATAATAGACGCTAACACAGGGGAAACTGTCCGTGATTTAGGAATTACAAAATTACCAACTTTGGAAATACAATCAATGTCAGACGGCAGGTTCCAATTATTTAACCCAATAACAGGAATACTTGGGGAACCTGAGGATACTCTTGAATCAGCACAGAAGGTGTTAGCCAAGCAACAAGCTACTAATGCTTCTTTAATTCAACTAGAAACAAACATGGGATTAGTAGGACTAGCTAGAGAATTAGGTTTAGAAGGTAGCGGTCGAACGTTAGGAAAAGGAGCAGCTTCTGTATTGGGTCTGTATACTATAATAAGTAACCTCCCTTTTGGGACAGATTCTGCTGAACTAGCAAACGTATTAACAACTTTAAAATCGGAATTAACTTTTGGTAAGCTACAAGAAATGAGAAGAAACAGTGCTAATGGTAGTTCTGGTTTAGGGCAAGTTACTAATGTTGAAATTGGTTTATTAAGCGCGGCTGTAGTTGCTCTTGATCCTTCTTTAGGAGAAGAAAGATTTAACGAACAGTTAAAAAGAGTTGAACGACATTATAAAAACTTTAGAAGCTCTTTATTAGGTGTCCCTGTTTCTCCTAATTATAATGATTCTTCTTATGATAGTGTTAAATTATTAACTGAAGAAGAAATGCAAAATACAGGTGAAACAAACTCAGGTCGTTTTTTAACTAAAATGAATGGTAAATGGCACATACGAAACAACGGTAAATGGTACATACAAAGCAACCAAACAGGCGGTTTTGTTCGCGCACCTGAATAAGTTAAGGAATTAATTATGCAAGAAATTACAGATCCTGCAACTATAAAAAAGTTAAACGACAAATATTCTATTGTTTCTAATTCTCCTTTTACTTCAGAAGGTATTGATAAAGAGACTCTTTCTCGTTTAAACGAAATGTATCCTTCAGGTGAAGACCTTACGGATTACTCTGTATTGCAAAATATGGGCGCTGTAAGAGACATAGATACTTACGCTGATTGGATAACACCGTCGTTAGAACTGGGAGCAACTATAAGCGCAAGTATATATGGGGGCCAAAAAGGTCTTGAAGCTGTAATGCGTACTCCTCTAAAAACTAACCCTTACGCTGTTGGGGCGGCTACTCTTGGATCAGGAGTAATAGCAGGAGCAACCGCCGCTTTTCCTGCTGTTTATGCGGGAGAGGGCATAGAAGATTTAGTTGAAGGAAGAGATTTTAACCCTGATAAGGCATTTACTGCTGCCGTAGATGCTGCACAAACAGAAGCAATTTACGGAACAGGTTTTGGTTTACTTTTTCCAGTTGCCGGTAAAATAGCTAAGTATACAGCAGACGGTGCGCGAACATTAGCAGGAAAACTTAATGTTCCTGATCCAGACAACATTGAAACAATTATAAATCTGCAAAAAGCATTAAAAAATTATGATTTTAAAGGCGGCCCTTTAACTTTGTTACCTACCTCTGTTGCTAAAAACAGTAAAATTCAAAGTGCTTTAACAAACATAGCAAAAGTTTCTAATGTTACAAGAGATACCGTTAAAAATCTTTTAGAGGGTTACCCTGAGTTTATGGGAAACCAAATATCTAAACTTATTTCAACATTTCCTGCTGGCGATCCTACGTCACAAGGAAAGGTATTACAGTCTTTAATTAGTCAAACAGATAATGCACTTAGTGAAATTGTTGCTCCTATTTATAAATCCATTGACGCAAAAGGTAAAGGAGTTATTGTCGATGCAAGGACAGCCGCTTTATCTTATGTCAACAAAGTACAAAAAGGAGTATATAGGTCAGAACCAACAATAGATCCAAAAACAGGAAAAGAAACACCGCGCTGGAAATATGATACTGCTGCCGAAGGTGAAGCTATAAAAGTTTTAGAACAGATACCTTCTAATCTTAGTTTTTTTGAAGCACATGAAAGACTTTCTAAATTAAAAGCAAGGATTCATTCTGTAACAACTAGTCCTAGTGGGGGAGACAATAGAGGACTCTTAAATGTTTTAGGAGAACATAAACAAATATTAGAAGAGGCTATGGATCAAGCCGCAGAAAAATTAAACCCACAACTGTTAAAAGAATATAAAAACGTAACAGCTTACTACGCAAAAGGTAAAAAAGTTGTTTCTTCTGCTTATTTAGAAAAAGCGTTAGAAGTGTTAGACCCTGTACAGGTGGGCGGTCTTTTTGTAGGAGGAGGGACGGGAAAAGAAGGGCTGACAGTCGGAATAACAGAAATAAAAGAACTTATGAAATTAGCTAGAGAGTACAAGACCCAACTAGCTAAAACACAATTATCAAAAAATAGCAAATTAAAGCTATCTGATTTAGATTTAGACCCTATTGAGGGAATAAGAAAAGGGTTTTTACAGGCTTTATTACAAAAGGGTGGGTCAGACGCTATTTCTTCGTTGTCTACTTTAAAAAACAATTTAAGAGATCCTTTTTTTATTCAGACGTATAATGAGTTGTTTAAGGGGACAGGATATCATAAAAAAATTATACAATTAATTGACGAAGTTGAAATATTACAAAGAGTAGAAAAGGCTTCTGGTGGAGGTTTAAGTTTAGCTATACCTTCCAGAGAAATTTCTGCTGTAGGCAGTGCTGTAAAAGGAAGTTTAACTTCTTTAGTAATTAATTTACTTCCTTCCATGTTAGCTAAAGAAGCTATTAGTCCTAAAAAAATAGACTCTTTAATTTCTAGTGTGAAAGCAGCTTCAGAAGCGTCTAAAAGAAACTCACCTACAAACCGTATAGAAGACACAATAAAACGAATTATGGTCGGACAAAGAGTGGGTTTAGGATTAGGCGTGTTTAACCAAGAAAATTAAAAAAGAACCATCCTTGGCTCTAAGGCTACACAGGAGAATTACACTATCTCACAGGCTCCACCTACACACGCTAGTTCTTGGGAGCCTGTGGTATTGTCTTCTGTCTCAAAGTTCTCTAGGTCATTCCAGTCTACGTTTTTAGGCATGGCCTTTAGCAGTTCTTTGTACTTCTCAGGGTCTATCTCTTCATAGGGAGCCTGTTGGTACACATGGTCGCTATAGGGCAGCAGAGAGATACCAGAGCATATTTCAAAGTTATCCCAGATCCATTGGGCCACCTGTAGAAACTCATCGTCAGTATAGTAAACCGTTATGCTTGGTTTATGCTCACACCAGAAGTTCTGATACGTCTTCCACAACTGCAACTGTTCCATAGCGCCTACTTGTTTGACCGTAGTGCTGCTTTTTGGTGATTTTACTGGAAAACTAAACACTAAGGAACTGGGAGACATAACATCCTGTTCTACGGGGAAACCCTTTTCGGACATAAAGGAAGCTAACGGGTCTTGTTTGTCTGACCTAACACGCCTAATGTACTGACTAGAGAAGCGAGGATGTATACCAGAGGCAGTGTCCGTAAGCTGGCTAACAGTGCCGCTAGGTTTGACACAGGTGATAGCTGTCGCTTGGTTCACACCTAATTGTTTAGCCCACTTCTTGTTTGTTTCTACACTAACTTGTCTCATCTCCATAAGCCACATCTCTAGCTTATCTGAGTGATTGCCTAGCATCTTATGATCCATAATACCAGTTAAAGAAACACCAAGTAACGCTTCTTGTTCCGTGTTGAACTTCCAAGTATGACGAAGGTATCTAAAGTCCGTTAGAGTGGACTGTAGCGTCCCTATGATGGTCGCTATGCGTATCTTGTTCTTTAGGCTTTCTAAGGTATCCTCTGGTCGCACAATAACTTCAGATAGGTTGCAGAACTGGTTACTTCTCAAGATAATCTCAGAGCAAGGGTTAGTCCCAAATTCCTTAGTAGCGTCACGTCTACCGTTCCTTGCAGCAATCTTTTGTGCAGCAACACGACTAAAGATACCACGCTCACCTGCTTTGCTTTCGTACATGTTCTGCATCTCACCTAAGAAGGACTCAAAGTCTGGTTTCTCAGTGTACGCTACAGAGTTATTTGCTAATCTACGGTGTCCTTCTAGTTCCCACCAGTTACCTGACTTAGCTTTAGCCATACGTGGATCAGACAGGTTAGACAGGCTAATTAAGGCAGACCTACGCACACCTCCAACAACCACAATGTCTGCAATCTTACAGCAGATATCGTGACACTCAATAGACGTTAGCTTGCGTCCTTTAGCCTTTTGAAATACTTCTACACAGAAGTTAAACAAATCAATCAAAGGTTCTGGGCCAGACGCTCGACCTCCAAAGGTTTTCAGTCTAGCTCCAGAAGGCCTAATGCGACCCATGTTCCAGTTAGGTATCTTACCAGCATATAACAAGCTAATAAGCTCTCTAAAAGCACTAGCCCAACCAATCTTACTATCAGATACAACAATAGTAGTGTCAGTAACGTGAAATGTCTCTGCTACTTCTGGCAGCTTGTTAATGAAGTTCCGCTCTACACTAAAGCCAACACCAGTACCACACATCAGCACATACATAAGCTCGTCAAACGCTCTAGGATGGTCTATATGTAGATAGGAACAGTTGAACCCTGCTACATTGTCTTTGTCTAACGCCTTACCTGCTGTCATCATGCATCTCATACTAGGCATAACTTCTAAGTTGTGTATAGCGTCGTACAGTTCTTTTGCTTGTGCAACTGTTATTTGTTCCCTATCTCTCCAAAACTGAACATAACGGTACACTGTTTCTGTCCAAGTTTCTCTACGATTATGCTCTGGAATCCATCGTGCGTAGCGTGATTTATGTATAAATTGTTGGTACTGATCCATTCCTTTCTCCTAAGTATCACCAGTGTCTTATTATATTAAACATTATAACATAAGCACAGACTAAATTTGAAAGAACAATAAATGTTCTAATGTAAGATATGTAGTTTTCGTTTGCTGTGTCGTAACCGTCTTCTTCATCAAAAGAACCTAAAGCGTGTTTCCATATTTTCCAAAACTTTAGTATCATTTAATTTTAATATTTTCTGTAACGTGTATAAGCCTCTCTAAATACCACTGTGCTTTTCTTAAATCTTCTATTGGCTTGCCTTTGTAGTTATATCGCCAGATATACTTAGAAAGATTCCCTTTAAGGTAACCAACAAACTCCAACCTAGACATAGAAGCCTCTATAGACTCTATACACTCAATGCCGCCAGTGTTGTAATGTTTAGGTGAATTGACTGCATCTCCTGTGCTGTTGTGATACTCACTAGAGGCTGTAGGGTTCTTTTGATAAGAGTCTTGCTTATCGGCTTTGAGTTTCATGTTAAGCATTTTATCCCACTCTTTAGGGCTAACTTCGTTAAGTTTCATGTGTCTCTAAGTCCTCTATAAATTTATCTTGGTAAAGCATTAGCCTGTCCTCAAAAGCAACAAGCAAGTCTTCTACTGTTACATTTAATGCTTCACATACTAATGTGACATCATACTCTTTCTCTATGTCTTCTTTGAGTTCTTCAAATGTGAGTATCATGTTTTCTTTCCTTTTATGTATTTTACCAAGTCCTTTGTTTCATGTGCAGTATAGCATAAAAATCCTTCTTTGTCACACCATTCTTCCATTGTTGTCTTACTATTTTTTCTTACTTTCTTTTTCTTACTGGTCACAATAAAAACTAATTCCCACGTAGGCATAGAATCTCTAATAGCCTTGTACTTTTGTGTGTCTCCGGCTCTAAAGAAACCTTTACACTCTATTAGGACTCTCTTACCCTCATGTACAAAGTCTGGAACATAGTGCCTATGAGTAACATAAGGCAGTCTGAACGGCTCATACAGATACTCTGTGCCTTTCTTGTCGATACCTAAGTGGTAACCTACCTGTTCCTCCAAGCCTGATCTAAACTGAGACATTTAAAGTATCCTCTAAGTTCAGCCTATGGAAACTTTTCCAATCCCTACGCATATAAAGTAAGTTCCAACAAGTCTCTAGACGTTCTTTCCAATCGTCAGGGTGAGCTTTCTTCCACTCTTCCTGTACCTTAGCGAGCATATCAGGCTTACGGACATCAGCTAAGATCTTTTTCGCGGTTATCTTACCAACGCCCACAAGACCTTGAATGTTGTCAGTAGAGTCTCCTGTAAGCATCTGTATACACATATTATAGTAACCTTGGTCTTTACACACATAATATAAAGTTTCTTTGTTAAAGTTATAGTGCCAACCTTCTACCATATCAATGTCTTTATCTATATGAGCTATAACAAAATGTTCCTTAGCGTCTAAAGCTTCTTGCGCCCATATACTTACTACATCATCTGCTTCACAGTTATCAGACTTAAAGTGTCCTAAACTATAAGCATACTCATTGAGGTCTTTTCGTCTTTCCGTTAGTTTAGGGTTTGGGTCTTCCTTTTTCTCTTCCTTGAGTTTAAGTTTGCCTTTATAATTTTCTTCTATGTTATAACGGAAGTTGTTTTCCCCTTTTACAGCTACCGCTATATCAGAACTACACGTATCCCAACCAATATTTTCAATTTCTTCATCATAATATTTCTTAGCTAGGTCAAGAGTAATGTCTTTAAGTGCTATCCGGTAGATAATTGAATCAGCATCAATAAAGCATTTGTCAAAGGGTCTTCCTTTTGGTTTAGTATTCATGTATAACTTCCAATATTAATTCATTAGCTACTACAGGTTTTAACTTAAACCATTCATTAATGTTATCACATTCTTTGGCAAGTCTTTTGTGTGCTGCATCTTCCCCTGCTCTTCTATCCTTCACTTCATAAACGTACAATAAAGAGTAATCTCTAAAGGGTGAGAATGTTTGGTATCGCTTGATCCTGTCCCTTGCGTCTACAGCCATCCCTACCTTTATCCACTCAGGCCACGCGGGGTTAGTTATTACATATACCTCTCCCTCTGGTTTTGTGTTAAAGTTCTCTAAAGAACTAAATGCCGCTTCTTCAAAACTTTTGTAGATTCCGGCTTTAAATAAAGGATGTAATTTACTGATGTATTTACCATTAACAAACATTCTATTATCATTCGCTTTTTTTTTATTGCGCGCTCTCCTACGAACACCATCAGTATGAATATACCACCACGAACCGTCTTTAAAAAAATAATTACTTGCTTTATTGGCTTTAAAAGGGTTAGTGGGTATTTGCCCAGTTATCTCCAACTTTGAATTCTCCGGCAAGGGGACATCTGAGGTTAAAGTGATTTCCTGCTGCTTCCATACAGGCTGTTGCAAGGTGTCCGAACTGTTGTGCCATCTCCTGTCTGACTTCCGATTGGATCTCATCATGAATATTCCCTATAAAGTGATAATCAAGTTTATGTAAAGTCGCATAATGATCTAACAGGCACAACGCTTTCTTCATAACAATGGCACCTGCTGATTGCAACAGGGTATTTAATGCACTGTGTTCTGATCGTACAATGACCCTTCGCCCGTCCAATCCGCGAAGATAGCCTCTTGTAGCGCCTGATCCAACTCGCTCTCGTAGTTCTGCAAGTGCTGGCGTATTTCTAAGGAACTCTTCTTTAAGTCTTCTACCTGTTTCTGCATTTCCTCCGACGATAGAGCCGATCTTAGCATCTCCGGCACCGTATAAGAAAGCATAAATAAAAGTTTTAGCTTCATCTCTTGTTCCAATTCCTGCATTAATTTGATTTGCTGTGTGTATATCACCATTGAGTATTTCATTGGTATAATCCTCATCGTTCATGTAATGAGCCAACATTCGTAGCTCAAGACCGCTGGCATCCATACCTACTAACGAATAGCCCTTGGGTACTGTCCAACACTGTCGGCACTCTTTACCATAAGGAGAATAGGCCGCAGGTACTTGGCCCATGTTAGGACTAGAGTGTGTCATTCTAGACGTTACAGCGCCTATAGAATTAACATAACCATGCACCCTACCATCGTCTTTAACAGCCTCTAACCAACTTTGTACCTGTGCTATACGCTTCTGTATCATAAGGTACTTAGAAATTAAGACAGCCTCCGGTATGTCAGTCACTTCAGCTAAAGTTTTCTCATCTACAATAGGTTTACCTGTCTCTGTATATTTGTCCTTATCAGGCACCCAGCCAAAGTACTGTAGATAGCGTCCAATCTGCTGCCTAGATCCTAAATTAAACTGTTCCCAGTCTATTCTACTAAAGTCACCGCATACATCAGTCCATTGGTCGCCTAAGAACTTTAACCCTACAACAGATAGCGTGTTGTCTTTTTTAACTTTTGGTTGAACTTCCTTAACGAATGTAGGCAATGGTTTGAAAGTCTTATGTACTTCGTCTTCATATTCATTCTTCTTCTCCTTTAATTGCGCTAGTAATACAAATGCTTTCTCTTGGTCTAGTAACCAACCCTTGTCTATCTGCTTTGATACAATGCGTTGTACATCATGCTCTAGGTCTATAGATTCCTGAGAGAACCCTTTTAACTTTAAGCTCATGTTGTCTCTTAGCTCGTAACGTACCTCTTGTAAGACTCTCTTGTTAACCGAAACGTCCTGTTGACAGTACAACAACATCTCAGGCGTAAACGTATCCCAATCGCTGTAATCGCCTTTAGGGAACCTTAGACGTTCTCCCCATGCCTTTAAAGAGTGACCGCCCTCTCTGGAAGGATTAGCTAACCTAGACAGCACTAGGGTGTCTACTATCTCGCAACCACTAAAGTCTATGTTCCACAGCTTCTCAAGTGCTGGTATGTCATAGCCTATGATGTTGTGTCCCACTAACCGGCAGTGTCCCTCAGTAATGTAAGCTTGGAACTCAATAGCGTCTTTAGTCCAAAAGGAAACCTCGCCCTCTAAAGCACAAACACAATGCACTACGTCTGGGTCAAGACCATTAGTCTCTATGTCAAATATTATCTCTCTGACCTGAGCGTCTGAGGAAACCATTAAAACTCACCCCCATCGTCCAGAGGACAGGTTGTCTCCTCCATGCGTCCAGTATCTTTATTGTAATGCAGGTAGCAAGCAGGGCCAGTAAGGCCAGCAAAGCGATTCTTCAATACTCTCACTGTCGTCGTGTTTCGTATCCTTGGATCTCCATTCTGTTGGTCACGTTCTAAACCAATAACCATGTCGGACAACTGAGCAATCGCAGCGGAACCTCTTAGCTCTGCAAGAGATATTTGTCCACCGTCTTCATGGGCTTTACCCTGTGGCCTACGCAAGTGTGACACAAGGAACAAACCTACGCCTGTCTCCTGTACCAATTTACGCAAGTTAGTCATTATACTGTCAATGGCCTTACGCTCATCTGCTATGTCTTGGTCGCTAACTACGATACTCAGATGATCTAATATTATCCACTTGCAATCAAGACCTTTAGCCATGTAGCGTATTCTAGCTAACAGGTTATCTTCTGACGTAGAACCCCAGTGATCGAATAGGTAAACCCTACCAGTACCTAAAGTACGCTCCCAGAACCCGCGTTTAGCTTCAATGTCAAAGTCATCCCTGAGATGCAAGGGTGCGTTAGCTTCGATGGACATAAGGCCCAGAGCAGTTCTAGGTACATCTTCCTCTAACGCTAAAATACCAATGTTGTCCTCTGTAGCATCTAAGATGTAATGCTCTAACTCTCTCACTAACTGACTCTTACCCATACCTGAACCGCTAGTTATCGTCACTAGCTCACGCTCCCTAAAGCCGAATGTAAGGTCATTAAGACAAGACCAAGGGTAAGGATATACCAGTACATCTTCTCTAGCAGTTATCATGTCCCATGTGTCCACACCTGAGACAATACCATCAGGTTGATAGGTCTTAGCGCCCCACCACTCCTTAACGAACTCAGTCACCTTGTTCGCCACTAGCATCTCTGCTGCATCCTTCATGGGTAACACGACATTCTTAGCCTTATTAGGAGTAAACAGGTCTAGCACTGAATTAGCTGCATCCTGTCCCGCCTTGTCATTATCAAAGCAGACGACCACATTGTCAAAGGTCTCTAAATACTCTAAGTTCTCTTTAATGTCCTTAGCAGCGTTAGGTGCGCCTGATCTTATGGACACCACGGGCCACTTGTTATCGAACATCTCTGATACTGCAAGGCAATCCTTCTCACCCTCAGTTATGGTTATGTATCTACCGCCACCTTTAAACTTCTGTTGACCAAAAAGACCGACATTCTGGAAACCACCTGTAGCAAAAAATTGCTTTGAGTCACATACTCGCACCTTGGTGCCTGTGGTTTCATTCGTGCCTTTATCAACGTAAGGGTAGTGGTGTTTAACTATCTTACCCACTGAATCGTATTCTACGGTCACACCATACAACTGCATAGTAGCCTTAGATAAACGAAGTTCAGGTATAGCTGCTACAACACCTGTCATCTCTAATCCTCTGTGTAATATGCCTACTGACAATATATCTCTCTTATCGTCATCCGCAAATTCGTAGTATTGACAGCCATAACAAAAAGCATGACCGTCATCGTATCTACCTAGATTGTCCTTAGAGCCACACTTAGGGCATGGCTCATGTCTGACAAATTTAGACTCAGTTTTATGTTTATGCTCCATGGTTAAAAGTCACCATCATCCTCTGATGCTTCTGCTACTTCCAACACCTTAACCTTATTTAAGTAAGGTGCTACACCGTGTACAGGATGGGGCTTACCCAATGTATACGCTATGCGTACTTTAGACCCACGACCAATAACATTAGACGCAAAGGGTGTACCGTCTACATTAAATACAGGCACATCGAATTTAGACGCAAACTTTCGCTGTGGAGTACCCTCATACTCGCGCATCTTAACGCCATCTGTTTTAAGTGACTCTGCTACATCTGAGTCTAAGGACAAGACAATAGAGTATTTTCCTGTGGATTGGCCGTTGTACTCTTCATGTGAATTGAGGTTCTCAAATGCTAAAGTGCCTTCTAGTGTTGCCATAATAGTATCTCCAAATGTATACTAGTGATTAATAAGTTATTGATCTTTAAGTTAAACTTTTAAGATAAATATAAAACATAACTAAAGATACTGAAAGAGTATACCATAAAAACGAGTATTCTTCAAGTTCATCTATGTCTTTAGTATTCATATTCATCCCCATAGTCATCTGACAATATGTCTTCTAATGACTCTCTGGCGTATCCAGACGCTATGTAACAAGGCGTACATAACTCTATGTATAAGTTAGTGCTAGGGTCAGACCTAGATGCCTCTCCAGCGTCTAAAAGCACATTACAAGCCTTACAGCGACTACTCATCTCTATCACCCATGCCCATCGTATCAACACACCAGTCATCCCAAAGCTCTAAAAGGTGCTGTTTGTCCATAGCTACATAATGGTCGATCTTAGCACTAGTAACGATATGATACATCTCAGTTAACGACATATAATTTACGTCATACTCGACTAGCTCATTAATAGCTCTAGCGTATAAAGGGTCGTCATTATCTTTGAATGATTGCCAATCATAGCCCATTAAGTTCTCCTTTATGCGGCTCATTTTAACACCTCATAGTCTTCGTACACTGAACCCAGTGTGATTATAATAAAAGGCAGCAACAGTATTAGACCGTTAAATAACATTGTTTTTAAGTCGCCCGTGTTATTATTCATCACCCACACTAATCTACTGTCTGTAGCCTCAATGTCTAACCCTATACCATTGCGTAATTCTATCGTTAACAATAGCTCTCCAAACCAAAAATTCATTTGATATCTCCCAGAGTGACAATACCATGCTGACGGTGCAAAACGTCTTTAAATAGGTGCGTTAGACTATCAAACGCTTCCTCCCATGTTTCATATCTAATGTCCTCTAAATAGGGGTCAATGCTGCTGCCCTGAATAATTTTATGTCGATAACCATTAGGGCTATCTTCAATCTCAATTATAGTCATAATTCACCTCTTTTTATAAACTTAAAATAAGTACCGCTAGTATATAGAATAACATAGCGCCGCACAAGCCCAGCATAACGACGCTAAACCAGCCTATCGTCGAGACTAAAAAACTCATATACCGCTGTCGTCGGCTTTTATACCATAATCCTATTTTACTGTGTTTAGTAGCGCCTTTAGTTATTCTTTTCTCTATTACGGGAAACAGGTTCACAATCTATCGACTCCTATGTTCGACCACGGTTTGCTCAAGTACCACGACGAGAGCTTATGGTCACTTCTCTCAAATTGCGGCCATATGTCGCCGTGTTTCGCCATAGTCAGTGATTTAATGTGCCTTTGTAAAATACAATCAGTTTTTGACAAGCGACTATATAAAGTCTTACGCGGGATATCTTCAAAAGACTCCAACGACAATAGTTCGGTTATCGTGTACTCTCGACCTTTTTTCAAATCCATATGATTAACCATCGATAACCATCGTCGCTCAATCATGGTCGTTGCTCTCTGGATTTCCGTTAATAAACCTATGCGCGTCGGATAGCCTTGTAAAGTAATGCTCTAGCACATCGGAACTCTGGTTCTGACTGTGGCGCAGCACAAGATACCCGCGCATGGTGCGTATAATCTCGTATAAATAGCCGTGGTCGTCATAGTCCATGGGGTGGTATGGTAAGCCTACGCCGTGGTTGTCGTCATATTGCTCGCCGTCTGTAATGCTGCATGGCATTGTTGCTATATTCATATTAATTCCCCTAATGATCCTAGTTTGTGGTTTTTCCTGGATACAATATCACGTATAGCCGCCTCACGCCAGACATTTAATGCTGTACGCTGTTGTTGTTGTTGTTTTTGCTGTTCATTGGCGCGATAAACTGCCGCCGCTGTTGGGTTTAGGTTATTTACTTTTAACATAGTCACGCCTCCGCATTTCGATAACTCCCGCATCTATACCTACCTGCGCGGCCACATCTTTAATATCAATTAATCGGACTTTTCTTTCGTCCATCAATTTAAAGGCTATGCTGTAAGTCTTCCATTTTTCGAAATCTTGGAATGCAAAAAATAAATCATTCAATGCTTTTTGTTTATTAGTCATGCTACCACCTCGCTATAATATGCATCACAATGTCCTCTGCCTGATAAACCACGTTAAACAGCGAGCTTTGTCCCACAACAGTTTACATTGTGGTGAATTTTCCTCGCCTTTCAGCTCTAGGTCTATAATTTGTGAAGTTAAATCACCTAAATTTGCTTTTGCTGTTTTTTTTAATCTTTTAATCATCATACCACCGGAGGATGACGTCAACAGGCAATCAATGCGGTACTGCGACACTGTAAGCGCCTCGCAGCCATTTAGCCACTTGTTGATATGCTTTGTCGTAGTGACGCTGTATCGCTCTGCTGTACGCACTAAACTACCATCAGTCAAACGTGCGGCTACTGGTGTCTCGTAGCTGAAAAATACCTGTGCGAATCCTAAATCTAGCTCTGTTTGATTACTGTCTATAAGTTTAAGTTTCATCATGCCACCTCGTCATCTTCATCTAATTGGCGTACGGCAAACTCTAGCGCCTCTTGGTCTGTCTCAATACCATAGCAAGTAAAACAATGATAATCTACCCATTCGCCACCAATAGGCGTTTGTAGGTTAAACGTGGCTGATTCATTCCACTCAATACGGATGTGACCTGCTAGTGCGTGTTCTATTTCCCAGTGTTTCATTTTAAACTCTCCAATCCGGTGTGTATGTGTCAATTTTATAGCCTAGCTGCTCTACTAGCTCCAGAGTATGTTTGTTTAATGTTTTAGTACCCGCCAGCTTTGCAAAGATATCAGCATTGTTACAAACCGGATAAATAACATTATTACCATACTGCGTTTTCACTTCAATTAATATTGATTTGCTCATTTTATTGCCTCTGTTAATTGGTTTGGTTTATTTAGATTTGAAAGTTATGAATAAAACGCACGTTAGCACTATAATGCCCAATATTGCAAACGCCACTCCGTCGCCATATGTCATTGCTCTATTGCTCCTAGGTATTCCCAGTGTTTGTTTGTGGCCGTCCTTGGCCGTTGTTTG